TAAAACTGAGTGAGTAGAAATGCTGAATCTCATTTTGCTGTGAATCCGACGAGGATTGATATGTCTCGTTCTCGTTTTGATCGGAGTTCTAGCTATAAGACCACGTTTAATGTCGGTCAAATTATTCCGTTTTATGTGGATGAAGTTTTACCCGGTGATACGTTTTCTATTGATACCTCTAAAGTCGTCCGTATGCAGACTCTTTTAACTCCTGTTATGGATGATATTTTCTTAGATACGTATTATTTCTTTGTTCCGAATCGTCTTACATGGAGTCATTGGAAGCAGTTTATGGGAGAGAATACTGAGTCTGCTTGGATTCCTTCCGTTGAGTATGAGGTGCCTCAATTAACTGCTCCTGAAGGTGGCTGGAACATTGGAACGATTGCGGATTATATGGGTATTCCTACTGGTGTTTCTGGTCTTTCTGTAAATGCTTTGCCCTTTAGGGCTTATGCTTTGATCATGAATGAGTGGTTCCGTGATGAAAATCTTTCTGACCCGCTGAATATTCCTGTTACTGATGCGACAGTGCAAGGTGTAAATACTGGTACTTTTGTGACTGATGTTGCAAAAGGTGGCTTACCTTATACGGCTGCAAAGTATCATGATTATTTTACATCGGCTCTTCCTGCCCCTCAAAAAGGACCGGATGTGACCATACCTGTTGCTGAGGCTGCTACTGCTTATGTTTATCCAGCGGCTACATTAAATCCTGATTTAGCTTCTCGTTTTCATGAACTGCAATGGGTGCAGTCAAATGGTCAAATTTTATCTCAAAAAACGCCTAATGCTGTTTTACAGTTAGGTTTTACAAAGCGTGCTGGTGCTTCTGAATCTATTGATTCGGATGTTACTCGTGTGATTTCTGAGACTATGCAATCTCCTCCTTCTGGTAATACATCTTTGATTCCTGGAAACCTTGTTGCGGATTTTAGTGGTACTTCTCAGGCTGCGACTATTAATCAGCTCCGGCTTGCCTTTCAGATTCAAAAGCTCTATGAGCGAGACGCACGTGGCGGTACTCGTTATATTGAAATCCTTAAATCTCATTTCGGTGTAACTTCTCCGGATGCCCGTTTGCAGCGTCCTGAGTATCTTGGTGGTAATCGTATTCCGATCAATATCAATCAGGTTGTCCAAAGTTCTTCTACAGATGCTTCTGGTACTCCACAAGGTAATACTGCCGCATATTCTTTGACTTCCGATAATCATTCTGATTTTACGAAGTCTTTTGTTGAACATGGTTTTCTTATTGGCGTTATGGTTGCTCGCTATCGTCATACCTATCAGCAGGGTTTAGAGCGTTTTTGGTCTCGTAAAGATCGGTTCGATTATTACTTCCCTGTCTTTGCGAATATTGGTGAGCAAGCTATTAAAAACAAAGAGATTTATGCTCAAGGCACAGTGAAAGATGACGAGGTTTTTGGTTATCAGGAAGCTTGGGCAGACTATCGTTATCGGCCAAATCGTGTTACTGGTGAGATGCGTTCTTCCGCTCCTCAGTCTCTAGATGTTTGGCACCTTGGAGATGATTATAAATCTCTTCCATCTCTTTCTGATTCTTGGATTCGTGAAGATTCCAAAACTGTAAATCGTGTTCTTGCTGTTTCGGATAATGTTTCTGCACAGCTTTTCTGCGACATTTATATAAGAAATCTTTGCACTCGACCGATGCCCTTGTATTCGATTCCTGGCCTTATCGATCACCATTGATTTTTCTTTGTATGCCTGCGCGCTTTGCGCGCTTATCGGCGCAGCCGATGTATGCCGAATAAAAATATGTTCTATTTCGATCAGAAATGGGTCTAGAATCGATCGGAGGTGCTTATGGCGTTACCTATATCCTATGGAGCCTCAAAGGCCGCTAGGCTGGCTTCTGCGCAAGAATTTTTACCTTCTGGTTTTGGAGCGTCCACCGCTGCTGTTTCTGGTCGTTCTTCTGCTGCTTCTTCTACGGCCAAGTATTACAATCAGCTCTCAGAGCAGATTTCCAAAATAACAGCTCAAAATAATGCGTGGTCTGCTGCTCAGGCTGCTCAACAGATGGCCTTTCAGCGTGAATCTGCTCAGACTGCCATGGCGTTTAATCGTGAAGAGGCGCAAAAAAATAGAGATTGGCAGCAGTACATGTCAGATACTGCTCATCAGCGTGAAATAAAAGACCTGCAAGCAGCAGGTCTGAATCCGGTGTTGTCTGCTATGGGTGGCAATGGTGCTCCCGTGACTTCTGGTGCTACTGCGTCTGGTTATGCTTCCCAAGGAGCTAAGGGCGATACAGATACCTCTGCATCTGGTGCTTTGGTAAGTTTGCTCGGTTCTTTGATTCAGTCTCAAACCCAGTTAGCTAATACTGCTACTTCTGCAAATGCTTCGCTTGCTGTTGCTGATAAATATACGCAAATGCAAAAATTTGTTGGAGAATTGCAAGCTAATACGCAGCTTACTACATCGAAGATTTCTGCTATGGCTAGCAAATATGCTGCTGATACTGGCGCGTCTGCTACTCAGGCCGCAGCGGCCATTCATGCTGCTGCGCAAAAGTATGGCTATGACGTGAATGCTATGACGCAAAAACAGATTGCCAGCTTTAACTCTGAGGTAAATTGGTATCTCCAGCAGGATAAGCAGGCACATGAGTTTGACATGGAAAAATATTTCCCGAAAACTGAGATCGGTGCAGCTGCTAGCGGTTTGCAGATGATAGGAGATCTCTTGACCTCTGGTGGCTCTCCTAGTGTCAATTCTGCTTCCGGTCGCTCTGGTAGCATTTCTGGCTCTTCTAACCGCACTTGGAAGGATGCTTTATCTGGTTCAAAGTCTTACCATTCCAGCGATTCACCGCCATGGAAACGATAGAAAAAGTCACTCAGCCCCATTACCTCTCTTGATGTAATGGGGCTGAGTGACACCAGCTCCCCTAAAATGCCCTTTGCAGAGGGTGAATTTTAGAAGAGAGGTTGTGTAGTACGCAATGCCATGTTATCATCCCTTAAAAGGATTTGCAATAGGTAAAACTGATAAAGGAAAGACGAATTATAAGATCGTTTCTTATGATGTTACCTCCGTTCAGTTGATTGATGGAAATTGGATTCCATTCTCTGGCCCTGTATTTCGGTCAGATAAGGCTCAAAAGATGGTTGCTCAATCTGTGACTATTCCATGTGGCAAGTGTTTAGGATGCAGGTTGGAGTATTCGAGACAATGGGCGAATCGTTGCATGTTAGAATTAGGCTATCATGTATCTAGTTGGTTTGTGACGCTTACGTATGATGATGCTCATTTACCGAGGTCCTTCTATGGAAATCCGGATACTGGTGAAGCTGTTCCTTGTGCTACTTTGTATAAGCGAGATTTTCAGCTTTTTATGAAACGCCTTCGTAAAAAGTTTGGCGAAGGCATTCGTTTTTATGCTGCTGGTGAGTATGGAGATCAGACAAAGAGGCCTCATTACCATGCAATTATCTATGGTTTAGAGTTAGATGATCTTGTATTTTACAAAAAAATGGCTTTAGAGAGTGCAAATTTATATTATAATTATTATAACTCTGAATCTTTGCAATCTTGTTGGCGTGATAAAGATGGCAACGATATTGGATTTGTTGTTGTCGGTAAAGTGACGTGGGAGACATGCGCCTATGTGGCTCGCTATATTATGAAAAAACAAAAAGGCCAAGGCGCAGACGTTTATGAGCGATTTAATATTGAGCCTGAATTTTGTTTGATGTCTCGTAAACCTGGTATTGCTCATCAGTACTATGAAGATCATCCAGAGATGTGGGACTATGACAAGATTAATATATCTACTCCTAATGGAGGAAGGTCTTTTAGACCGCCTCAGTATTTTGAAAGGTTGTTTGATGTTGATTGCCCAGATTTATCTAGTGCTAGAAAAAAGAAAAAGAATGAAGCGGCAAAGAGTGCTGAGAAAATTAAAAAGAAATTGACGGATAAAAGTTATTCTGATATAATGATTACAGAGGAGAATGTGAAAAAGAATCGTACTAAAAAATTAAGGAGGATTTTGTAATGGCTAGAAGAAAAATGCGTCGCCCTACTGATCGCAAAGTTTTTCGGAGAACTGCGGTGAAATCTAAGAAGATTAATATTGAACCTAAAATTTATCGTGGAGGTATTCGACTGTGAGTTATGAAAAAACTGGTGCTAGTGCTTCTCGTTTTGCTTATTTTGTGGATGTTTTTAAGGATTCTTCCGCTACTCCTGATGTATCTCTCGGTCCTTTTTATAGCATGAAAACTGTTAATGTTTATATAGATTTTATGGATGAACTTTTGAAGCATGGTTTTACAGGTTTTAAATATCTTGTTAGAATGGAGAGGAGAAAGAAAGCATGATTTACAATATTTATGCTATGCGAGATGAATTAACCGGTTTTCTTCCTCCGACCTATGATATTAACGACGCTGCCGCCATGCGGAATTTTCGTGTAGCTATTTTGCGTTCTAGTGATTCTATTCACTATATGCCTAGCGATTATTCGTTGTATCGTTTAGGCTTGTATGATAGTGATACTGGCAGGTTAATAGTTGATGAAGTTCCTACTTTTTTGATGCGCGGTGAGCCGGCTGCGGATTCTGCACCCGCAGCCAAACCGAAGCGGACCACTAAGACTACTCAGAAATGAGGTGCTTTTGTGTTTAAGACACAGTTTGATAAGCATGAGCGTATTTTTCAGAATCCAGGTAGCCCTGTAAAGGTTACCTATGCTCCTCAGTATGATAAAAATGGTGTTTTAGATCTCGTTGTATCTGGTCAGGAAAATCTTTATGATTATATTCAGTCTTTTGCAGAATCTTGTGATATTCATGTTCTGTTAGATCGGTATAGAGATGGCGATGCATCTGTGCTATCTCGTGTTCAAGGTTTTTATGGTGATGTTACAGATATGCCTAAAACCTATGCAGAGGTTTTAAATTCTGTAATTGCTGGTGAAAATGCTTTTATGAAGTTACCTGTTGAGATTCGTGCTGAGTTTAATCATAGCTTTGCTGAATGGATGGCTGCTATGGACCAGCCTAACTTTGTTGAGCGTATGTCTAAGTTTGATAAAAAAGCATCTGTGAGTACTGATACGACCGAAGGGAGAGTCAGTACGGAACAGAGCCAAGAAGGAGGTAAAACTGAGTGAGTAGAAATGCTGAATCTCATTTTGCTGTGAATCCGACGAGGA